TTCCGCGAGCCATAAGCCGGAAGAGATTGAAGCTGCAAGATTCATGGCCGATAAGGGGTATTGTGTTACCTTAACTGATGAAGCTGGGAATGGTGATAGAGTGAAATCTCCAGATGGAAAAAAATTTAACACCTCTTTTGAGCAACGGACTCCATTTGGAGATTCTGCACAGAATTTCAATAAATGCCTTGAGCACGCTAAACTTAAAGGCGCTGATATGGCCGTCGTTTTTATGAAAAATGCTGGTCATAGTAAAACAAGCGTGGAAGCGGGCATAAGAAAATATGAAGAGCATAATAGTTATCGCTTTCGGCAGATTATCGTAGTGACCAAAGACGGACGCATGCATAAACACAAGCATAACAAATAAAAAGACCGTACAGCCACACCTGTACGGCCAACATCTCAATTTCCTTACACGCCAGTGTCGATGAGTGGCAATCCCCTCCGGCGAACGTACTCTTGATTTGTTTTTGCTGGACTCACGAACTTACCAGCTCTCTCGGTTTCCTACACGGGAATTTCTCCCGGCCACGAAGTATGCCAACGGCAGATTCCTCACAAGGTGGGCGGCGGCTCGTTCCGGTCCCACATCTCCGAGTCATTAACAAAGTTACAACAAATATTTCATACAAACTGCTTTAAATCATACATAATAAAAGAAATGAGAAAAAAGTATCGTATCAAAAGGACCTGTAAGTGGGTCCGCACAGAAAAAAGGCATTTATATTGTCCGACATACATAGTCCAGGTTCATGTTATATCAGGAATCTGGATTGGTGTAAAATCGTTCAGAGATGAAGAAGATCCGGATTTTGCCCGGAGAGAAGCAGAAGAACTGTTAGACAAACTCAACGAACAATAAGACATGAA